CTGCATACTCTGCCGGATTAAATGCCATTATCGTTTTACTCCATACCTGTCATAAGAAGGTTTACTCTGCGAGGAAACCTTCAACACTTCAACATCCCTACGCAACATCTCAATAGCCTGAATCAAAGACGAAACAATCTGACGAATAGCAACAGCATCCGTAGACTTCAACGTAGTCACAACAGGAATCGATAGTGGTTCCATCATCCCGTAACCTTCCGATTATTATACTTATATGCGATACTGTCAATACCCCACTCTTGTCCAGACGGACCAGTAAACAAAAGTTGCACAGAACGAGCCAAACCAAGATTCGAACCACGTACAACAGCGGCACCAGAAGACTTCATCCCCCAAGTTGCTTCATCCCACAAAGATGTATCCCAAAGAAACCCACTAGATGAAGTAGGCAAAGTTACACTGATATCTTTTCTTTGGTATCCAAGCGCTTCTTCATAATCGTGAAAAACCTTAACATTCAAAACAGAAAGACTATCAACTTGTTTTAAAACAAAATCTGGTCTACGAAACATCTTCTTCATTGAGTAATTATTGCCATCAAACCAACCAGTGCGGTAATAAGAATCAAAAATCGTTTCTTCACCATCAATCAAATCCGTTTCACTAGAATAAATTTCAATCTCCAAAACACGAGCCTTAGTTGGATGAATCATCAATGGAACCGAAATACCTGCAGTAGTTTTAAAATCTGTGCCACCAAACAAACCAAAACCATCACCAGAAGCAACTTTCGTCCAAGAACCATTAATACCAATACTTGGGTCATAAACAAAATTAACAGTTGCTACAGTTGCTGCAACACCAGTTGAATAAGGAATACTCAACCAAACACGACGAGCAACATAGGACACAGTAACCTGGTCGTCGTAACTACTGTTAATGTATCCAAGCGGATACATTGACTTCAAGTTCTGAAATAGGTCAACAACGGTATTACCATTATAGTAAAACAGACCTTTAGCATGAACATAAAAATATACTCCCTGTTCGGACTGTGCTACATACGACGGACCATCTACACCAAGGTTAGAAGATAGCTCAACGACCTGATGGTCGGTTGAGTCATAACCAAACAAAATATAAATAGCCTGTGGTTTGAAAATAACAAGTTGTCCAGCAACAACAGCAAGACCTGTTATACCATCTCCACCACCATTAAAGTCAATATAGTCAGATTGAAGCCAATCTTCTGGCAAACCTTCATGAGACCAACGCAAACGATTTGGGTAAACCGTTCCATCTTCTTTTGTGTTCGCAACAAACATTTTGTTTGTGTGCTGAATTGTGTGTTCTGCTTTAGGAAAATATGAACCGACAGGACTTGCATAAGCCTGCCAAGTTGGTCCACTTGCAGTCAGAGCAGTCGCATACGTATTGGCAACTTCCCACTCATATGTTGCAACGCCGGCTTGTCCAGTCGTAATGTACATCGTCTTGCCCCACTGGGCAAGCGATGAACCATTTGTGCTTGCAGAAACAATAGGTGTGCCAGAACCAAAATCCAAACGAGTAAAGTTTCCACCAGTACCCTGGTAGACAGATGTTGCTGTAGTCAACATCAAATACTGCGTAGAACCCTTAAACCAAGTCAAACGCTTCGGAGCCCAAGTACCAGACACGGCAGTCGAATTGATATCTCGGAATGCGCCACGAGTAAACAAACCACCACGAGGGTCGACTTCCATGTTTAACATGTCAGGTGATTCATTGTCAGCCAACTGAAATTGGTCAGCACGAAGATTCAATCCACCAGTAAAATCGTTACGCCTCTCAACAAGAATTTGTGGCACAACTAAAGAGTCCTACCAAGAGTCTGCAGCCAACGCTTCATAGTTGGATACTGTCTTCCGCCGGACATTACAACAGGTTGCGCACTTGATGCTTTCATCAAGTCGCGACGAGCAAATGCAACACCCTCATCAAAAGACCTCAAATACATACTGGAAAGTTCTGAATCTTCTTGACGTTGATAAACACGAGCAAGAACAAAATAAGGAAGAATCGCATGAAACCACTCATCAAGGTCAATCTCTTCAGAAACATCAGTCAACCATGTGTAAACAGGATTCCTAAAAGCACGTACGGTAATTGGATACACAATGTCTGGCTTAGCCCACAATTGTAACTTTTTGTCCCAAAAACTATAAAAGTATGGTCGACTGGCAACATCCAAGTTGCCCAACCAAATACCCTCAGCATCGTTGTAATCAATCAAACTAAGCCTGGCACCCTGTGATGATGTGTCAACAACGGAAATGATTTCTCGAATATCCCCAATTGTAGATATGGTATATTCACGTTGATTAGCAACGGTATTAAATGTGTACGATTCTTGAAGAATCGGCCAACGGCGTTCTAACGCATAAATGCGTTGGAACCCCTCACGAGCAAACTGGTCAATAACAGCATCAGACAAGTCAGTTGCATCAAGGTCGGACATGTCCCGAACTTGTGAACGCAATGTTGTAAGTGTTATAGCCATTAAGCCTCACCCTTATTCCTTAGATGTCCGATACAAAAATCTGTCCCACGGGCTTTTGGGCCCTCACATGTGTCATCCTTGGCTATGCAACGATTACGCCCGATATACGGACCTGATGGAGCAGCAAGACGAGCGCCTTCTGCATGGGCAAGACGGGAGTGCTTAGTAGTTGGCTCCCCGTATAAAGTATGAGCAAGTTTGGCTGATTGGTTCATCACCAATAGCCCAACTTGTTACCTATACGTTATTTTGTCTTATAAGCAGGTGTCGACTTTTTGGTCTTCTTGGGAGCACTCATCGCAGCCTTATCAGCTCTGTTCTTTGCAGCAGACTGAGAAACACGACTAGGATTAGCACGATTAGGAGTAATAGAACTACCAATAGATTTTAGTCCACCAAGAACTCCACCAACCAATTTAGCAGTACGTGGATTAGCTTGTGCCATACCACTCCTCTTTGGTGCAGTGGCACCCATTCCAGTACGTCCCTTAGAGTCTACACGACCATAACCGCGGATACCCTGCATGTTGGAAGTAGCAGGACGACCCTTCGGAGACGACTTAGGACCCATACGACCTTCAGTATCGGTCCGAGGTTGAACTTTAGGAGTTACCTTAGGAGCAACAGAACTAGATGAACTAGAACCACTCATCTTCTTCTTAGGAGCAGCAAAACCCTTGCGGGCTACATCACCAGACTGAAACTTCTGTTGAAGCTCCTTACGCTTCTCAGCAGATACAGGCTTGCCAGTCTTCTTCTCTAGTTCAGACATACGAGTCTGAACGTAAAAACGTTGACGAGCCTGCTTAGCAGTAGTGCCCTTTGATGCCATATTCTCAGACACAAATGCTTTACGGTCAGAAACTCGTTTTGCAACACCAGGCTTCATCTTCTTTGCCATAGCCATAATTATTTTCCTGTCTTATCTGAATTTGGACGAACTTTATAATTCTTATCTTTTTTGACTGGTGTCGAACTCTTGCCGTACAAACCTGGTGCCGTAGGAGTACCAGACTTCGGAGTTGCACTTGCATGACTATCTAATTGAGCATAATTGTATGGCATTTTAATCTCCTAAAACTAAATAGATTTGGAAGGGTGGAGTGTGGCCTCCACCCCTCCGAATCAGATTACTTACTTAACTGCACCACCAGAGTTTTTGCGGTACAACTGCACTGCTGACGATGATGTTACAACAGCAAGGAATGTTGCCGAAGTTCCATCAAACACAACCATGTTTCCACCGTTGGTAATCGTCCAACCAGTAGCCGTAGTTACCGTGTATTGGAACCCTGACGCAAGGTTCACGATTGTGAACTCAAACGAAGTTCCAACTGCCTCATCCGTCAACGCTGCAAGCACAAGTGCTGCAGTTGGAAGGGTGAAGGTTGTATCTTGTGTTGGTGTACCAACAAACAACTTGCTGTTAAGCAGTTGTGCTGCTGTTGGTTCTGCTGCGTCAGTGATGGCTACTGCTGTAACCTTTTCACGCTGTGCAACATATTCCTCAAGACGGTGACGTGTTACCGCACCCTGTGTATCATTTGCTAATAGTGGCATAATATTTCTCCTTGTTTTCTAGTAGTTAACTTAGGCTGTCTTAGCGGTCAGTTTGCCTTGCTTTGCACGGTTACGTACAGTCAAGTTACCGTAGCACATGATGAGCGCATAACGTGCATCTGTGTCTTCAGGCGAAATGAAAGCGGTCTGTGAGAACCACTTGTCTGAGTGACCAACCAAAGTGATGTACTTGCTGTTCAGGAAGTAGAACGTTCCTGCGGTGCAATGCACATCGTACATTACTGGAGCAGCCTTGAACAACAGGTTCTGGAATCCAGCATCTGCAGTCTTAGTGTCCGTGTAACGGAGTTGTGGTTGAAGCAATGCTTCGTACTTCTCAAACAAAGTCTGAGTTGTCAACAACACGTCTGGGTGGTCATTACCAACCGAAACGCTGTTGTAGGCAGTTGCCATGTCAGCAAGCGACAAGGCAACAGCATCGTTGTCCTCGTACGACTTCCACCATGTGTAAGTGTTGGAGTCAATGCCACCAACGGTGTTGCCGGATTCAACCAAGTTGCCAAGGCCGTTCCAGTCTTTTCCGCTGTTGCCAGTTCCATCAGCAAAGAACATCGTGTTGAAAGACTCACGCATCGACTCTTCAGCCTGCATGATTTTTGCTTCCAACAAGTTGATGATTTCTTGCTCACCGTTGTTCTTGGCTTCTTCAATACCACTGATTGAAATCGAAGCAGCGTACTGCTTCCATTCAAACTCTGCAGCGGAAATGCCTTCTTGTGGGGTAAGCGCAATTGAGTCGTAACCTGAGTACGAACCAACAGTCGAGTTCTGACCATAAATCAGTGGCTCAACAATTTTCGTACCGCCGTTAAGCATACGAATGCGACCCTTTTCCATGAGGGCGTAAGTCAACGGACGTGCAGTGAACACGTTGTCCGTGAGAGTCTTGCGATAGTTCGCAAGGGTTGTTGTTAATAGATTATCAAAGTTGCTGTTTGCAGCGACCATATTGTTATCTCCTTGGGTTAAGCGTTAAGAATGTTGACGCTTTGCAGCTTCAAATGCTTCTCGCAATGATGTAATTGGTTTAGCAGAAACATCAGCACTTGACGATGTTGTGCCACCACTTACAACTCCCGCTTGACGCTTAGCACTAGTGCGGGTCTGTTCGTCAGAAGCCGCTTTAGAGCGGATTTGACGAATAGCTTGCGCATCTTCGTACACCCTGTCAAACGAAATCTGCTTGTAGACAGCCTCCAAATTTGTTGAACCCAAAGCCAAAGCTTTAGAAACAACTTCATTTGCATCGAAGTCCTCATATTTCGCTTGCAGCGAAGCAACAGTACGCTCCAACTCGTCAGCAGCCTTTTGATGTTCAAAAGCCTGGACTCGTTGTTCTAACTGTCGGTATTGTTTCTCAACCGGGTCTTGGAGTTCCTCTTCCTCTGGGGATAAGGGTGTCTCGTCTAATCCGTAATGTTGCTTCAACAATTCCAAAGTACCCCTTGGGTCGTTTTGCAAGGCTTCTTGCAATGCGCCACCAAACTGTACTTGTCGCCGTTGCTCACTGAGTTCCTGTGTCTTGCGAGTATAATCCGCTTGACGCTGGTATCCAGAAAGCGCCTCTTTAAGTGGAACTCTTACTTCTTCTCCATTGACTTGAACGGCAACATATTTGTCGCCATACTCATCAACTGGAAGCAGTTCAATTTCCTGCTCACTTAGGCTTTCAATTTCTCCTGCAGCTGCTGCTTGTCCTTCGCTTTCTAACTCGGGGGCAACTTCTACTACTGGTTCATTGCTTACTACTTCACTCATGGAGTCCTTTCAAGGGGTTGCTCTATAGTTATATATTTATCGTTACATTTGTGGTGGCATGCCAGGTGGTGATTGCTGACCACCCTGAATTTGTTGCATCAATTGCATCAATACCTCAGGAGGTAATGATGCAAGTTCTGGTGGCAATCCTGCACCCATGTCTTGTGGCAACATACCTTGTGGAATACCCTGCGGTGCCATCGGAGCCATTTGCGGAGGCATCTGAGGAGGCATACCTTGTGGCGGCATTGCCTGTGGTGGCATCTGTGGTTCAGGTGCAGGAGGGGCGGGAGGCGCAGGTGGAGGAGGTGGCACAATGAACGATGCACCATCCTTGATGCCAAAACCGTAAGTCAAAAGATAACCAGCAAGTTTCGCCATGTCAATAATACCAGTGTTGACAAAAGGTGCCATCGCGTCAACAACCTGAACAGCTTGTTGACGTCGCACAGTCTCGTTGACTGGTTGTGTTGAACCACCCTCAACTTCAAAATCAAACTCACCCTGTAGATAGTCACGGTCAAAGTTCAACCAGACCTGTTTGGCTCCAGTTCCAGCAACACGAACTGCTGCTTCACCAGTCATAAACTCCTGAGCCAAAGCAACCAATCGACGTGCAACCTCTGCAATAGAACGCTCAATCAAAGCAAGCTTGTCTGACGAACGAGCATTAGCGGCATCTTGAATAATGCCGGCTTCTGTCGCCGTACGACGAATCTCGGGTAGCGAACCACGCTGATATTCCGATACACCAGAAACACGGTCAATATCGCTAGAAATCAATTCAGACTGATTATAAAACTCTGGAGGACTAATAATAGCCGGCATTGGACCAACAACACTATTGATGCTCTCTTCGGAAATAACAGGAACCATGACATTGTCTTCATCCGATTCGAGTGCTGACCTACCGTCAGCATCAAATGCTGACTCCTTGTACAACCACTTACGAGAAAAACGTTTACGATGATTCATCATCTGAGTACGAGTTTGATTGAGTTCCATCTGCAAAGGCTCAATAGCCTCAAGTTCACCCATTGGATAAAAATAATCAGGTACTTCATAGTTCGGAATCATCACGAATGGATGACCAAAAGAGAATGGAATGTCAGTTGGGTTCACAAGGAACTTGTCACCACCATCACAAAACACAGACATCTTGCCTGCATCAATATCGTAATACTCCCAAATCTCAACATAAGTATCTTCAGGCTCAGATGATGGTCGTGGTCTATCACGACCACTAACACCCTCTAGTCCATAACGAGAGTAGTGGCTAGGCTGTGCATCATTGCGGGCAACAGAATTGTATCGCTTGTCCTTTTTGACATCGGACAAAGGTCGACGAATACGTTGAGCAATCCAACGCATGTCAGACATTGATGTGCAATCAGAATCAACAAAAACATCAAAAGGGGAAATACGCTCAACGAAGGGACGGTCTTCTGTAATAACCTGAGCAGACTCAGTTATCGACTGGGGACTTGCATCAGCAAGTTCATCAGAAACCTCATGTTCCACATCCTTCTCAACAAAACGATAACCAGTCTTAACCCAACCATGACCACAAATCAAAGTGTCTTTAACGGCACGACGAAATTCTTTTTGACACTCATAGTGTCTCCACCAATAGTTGACAATCGCTTCAGTCACAACAGCATTAGGAGCCTGTTCAGACTTACGAGCATTAACAGTAATCTTTGGGTAGTTAACACTGACGCCCGGAGCAATAACGTTGATAGTTGCAAAAGCAATGTTAACCAACAACTGGTCAGCCTCTGAGGACTTTACATAATGCTTTCCACGATACATATCAATCATACGACGCCAAAGGTCGTCGTATTTCTCTTCTTCCCGCCAACGACGAGACTGGTTAATCTTCTTGCGATAACGAGTAATAAGTTCCTGATTAGATGTCCTAGCCATTAGTCCTCTTTCTCAACGCTGTCTTCAATACCTTCATGCCAACCAATAT